TTCGTAGCCCACTTGCCAACTCAATGGATGGTGACTTCGATACAGGTAACGTGAGATATAAAGCTCGTGAACGTTACAGCTTCGGCTATAGTGATCCACTTTCTATCTACGGTTCATCCGGAAGTTAGTAATAAAATCAGTAAGTTATGGAAAGGGGCTTCGGCCCCTTTCTTTTTATACTAAAAAGTTGTGATTCAATCACAAACAATGTATAGTATCTCTATCTTAACTTATACTATACATACTAATGAAAAACGTAATATATAAAATTCGTAATACCGTCAACGGCAAATTTTATGTGGGCAGCACCGTAGATGCACGAGTCAGATTTCAAACACACCGTAGGCGCCTCCGTAAAGGGTCACACCAAAGCCCTCACATGCAAGCCGCATGGAATAAATACGGTGAAGAGTGCTTTATTTTTGAAATTGTAGAGCATGTTGAAAACGGGGAAGACTTACTAAAAGCTGAACAAAAGTGGTTAGATGAGCATGCAGGAAAGCCTCATTGCTATAATTGGGCCACCGACGCAAGTGCCCCTATGCGAGGTAAAAAACATAGTAATTCTTCTTTACTAAAATTGAAGGGGGCAGCTCAGAAAGTACCGAAAGGAAAAGAATCAATATTATATGGCGTACCAAGATCAGAAGAAACCCGAAAAAAGATAGGCGATGCTCAGCGTGGAGTAAAGAAAGAACCGAGAGTTTATACACCAGAAGGCTTGGAAAAAGCTCGAGAAAATATGAAGCGAAATGCTGTTAAGCAAGATCCTAAACCTATTGACGAAGTGTTAGCTAAGTTCCCACAAGAAATTAAAGATAAGTACGATTTCACAAAAGCTGTGTATACAGGTGCTTTAAACCGTATAGAGGGATGCGTGTGCCCATGTCATGGCGTGTTTTCACAGTATGCCGCCCAGCTTAGAAAAGGTAGGGGGTGCCCTAGCTGTGGCGCTCTGGAAAGGGGTGAGAGTAAGCGTAGACAGATGAAAGAATTTTGGGCATCTGGTGAAGGGTATCAAGTATTTAGAAAACCCAAATAAACCACTTGCACTTCCCAACCAATCATGTAATATGCGAGTCGAGTCTAGGATTTTTTCTGCGCCGACTGACCTAGCAGGCTCGCACAAGACGGCGTGGTTATGTGCATTGGAGAATTAAAAATGTCATTTGCCAGTCATATGGGCCCATGGTTATTGGGCACCGTTAAAAACACTACCGGTACTGTTGCAGGTACTATTCGTAACATGGGCGCTACTTCAGTATCGCAAATTGACCCTATTACCTACACCGACGCCGCAGCTAGTCGCGCGTTTGTTATTCCGGCAGGCTCACTCATCACCAATTTGGCTCTGTATCAAACAACCAAATTTGCTGGTACTTCTGGTGTTATCACCATCTACTTGAACGGCACAGCCATTGCTGCTTCATCTGCTATTACTGCTGGCGCTTCAGGTCTTATTTCTTTCACACCATCATCCGACGCTCAAGTAGCTATATGGGCTAACGTGGGCTCTACTGATGCTATTATCACCTACACTGTAGGTTCTAGTGGTACTTTTTCTGCTGGCGCAGGTTCGTTATTGATTGAATACGTTGTTCGCAACTCAGACGGTTCAGCCAACCCAACTGCACAACAAGCCTAATTAATCTGGGGAGTTTCGGCTCCCCATTTTTTAACTGAAGAGGTTACGTATGGCTAAGAATCCTTCATTAGCAGTAGGGCGAGGCGAAAAGCTTCCTGTATCAAAAGGTGCAGGATTAACTGCAAAAGGCCGCGCTAAGTATAACAAAGCAACTGGCTCTAAGCTAAAAGCACCTGCTCCGCATCCGAAAACAGAAAAAGATGCTGCAAGACGTAAGTCATTTTGCTCGCGTATGAGTGGTATGCCAGGCCCTATGAAAGATGAAAAGGGTAGACCGACACGTAAAGCTGCTTCGCTAAAACGGTGGAACTGCTGATGAGTGATGAAAAAGAAAGCTTAGAGATTGTTGATACTAGAAACGTGTTGACCGTCGAAGAATTGCAAGAGCTAAAGAAACTAGCGAGTATGTCAAAAACAGCAAGAGCTGTTATTGCCGTTGTAATTGGGGGCATGATGTTAGTAGGTGGGGACAAGGTTATCGACTTACTGCAGACTCACGGTACGGTGGCACACTAATGCCTAGTACAAGTAAAGCGCAAGCACGATTAATGGCAGCCGCAGCGCGTAACCCGAAATTTGCAAAGAAAGTAGGTGTGCCTGTGAGTGTAGCTAAAGAATTCAATCAAGCCGATAAAGGCAAAAAATTTGGTAAAGGTGGCGACGTGGCTAATTTAAAAAAACTGTTTAAAGGTAAAGAGACTTACAAAGAAGAGCTGAAAGAAGGCAAAGCGATTAAGTCTGGCAAAATCTCTCCTGAGCAGTATGCGAAAGGTGAAGAGATGGAAAAGAAAATGAAGAAAGGTGGCTGTGCCAAGATGAAAAAAGGCGGCTGCACTAAAATGGCTAAGGGCGGCGTCACTCGTGCTGACGGTTGCATCACTAAAGGGCATACCAAAGGCAAATTTGTATGATGCCAAGTAGAGGCATGGGGGCAATTAACCCTAGTAAGATGCCTGGCAAAAAGACCATCAAACGTAAAGATAGCCCCCAAAATGTGGGGCTATACAAGAAAGGTGGGTCTGTTAAAGGTTCAAGAGGATTAAATAAATGAGACCGATTACACAAGGTATCGTAGGGGTGTCCAATAGTGCGGGTATTCCTTTAGACCATTACATTTCTCCATTTAACGTGGGGTTTGGAGTTGTTGTAACAGGCACTATTTCTTACAGTGTGCAGCATACGTTTGATGGCACAAACTGGTTTAACCACCCAGCAGTGGTATCTCAGACAACTAACCAAGATGGCAACTATGCGTTCCCCGTTGCACAAATTCGTGTTGTCGGTGTATCAGGTACTGGCACTGCAGTACTAACAGTAATTCAAGCAGGTCAAGTGGGCGGCTAATTATGGGTATCGGAAGTTCAGGTGTTGTCAATTGTGCAAACACATATTTAGGAACAGCTAACTATACAGTTGCTGATGGTTACGTGGCTGATCGAACAGTTATTGTTGATGGCAACGGTCCTGCACAATTAAATTTGAACTTCGCTCGTGATGAAGTCTTAGACCCAAGAATTACATTCAGCCGCACAAGTAATGCTACAAGAGTTAATGCACAAGGTTTGATTGAGTATGCACCACATAACTTGCTGACGCATAGTGAAAATTTTGATAATGCGGCTTGGACTAAGACAAGCGTAACTGTGGGGGCTAATATTATTACTGCGCCTGATGGAACAACTACAGCCGATAAAATAACTTATACAGCAACTTCCGCAAACATAACTCAAACAGCGTCTAGCACTACAGCTACTTATACAATCTCAACTTACGTTAAATCTAGTAATACTTCTTTTTGCCGTATTAGGGTTGCGGCAATTACCGGAGGTAGCGGAACAGCATTTAGTTCTTTTTTCAATATTAGTGCAGGAACTATTGCAGCAGCTGGCGTAGCAACAGCCGACTTTGGTTCTATAACGTCCAATATTAGCGCAGCAGCTAACGATTGGTATAGAATTTCTGTGACATTTACAGTTTTATCTGCCACAACTTCTATTCAATATGGGATTATAGCAGCTCAAGTATCGGGGGGAGGCTCTTCTAACGGGGACGAAATATATATCTGGGGTGCACAACTCAACATCGGCTCTCTACAGCCTTACTACACAACATCAGTTAAGAACCTTTTAGGTTACAGCCAAAACTTTGAAAATGCGGCTTGGACTAAGAGCAACTCTAGCGTTTTAACAAACTTATTAACTTATTCTCAAGAGTTTGATAATGTAATCTGGACTAAAAATAATACGACCGTAACAGCTAATACATCTGTCGCACCAGATGGAACATTGACTGCTGATACACTTATTCCAGATTCAGTTTTAGTAGAGCATAATGCAGTCAGCGGCAATCCAGTTACAATAGGTACTACATATACGGTTTCAGTTTATGCAAAAGCTGCGGGATATAATTATCTATTTATACGTGGCATGGGTTTAGGTGGTTCTGGCGGAGCAAGATTTAATCTAGCAACTGGTGTAGTAGAAGGCGTAACAAACTATTCATCAGCTTCAATAACGGCATTAAGTAATGGTTGGTATAGATGTATAGCAACAGGAACAGCAACAGCAACAACCGGAATTTATTTAAACGTCAGTAATCAAGCTACATTTGCTGCATTTTCCGGAGATGGAACATCAGGCATTTACCTATGGGGCGCACAACTCGTACAAGGAACAAATCCTGAAGAATATACAGTAACAACATCTGCGCCAGCGCCAATTCAAGTTATGGGGCCACTAGGTTTTCTTGGCGCGGAGAAGTTGGTTGAAGATACCGCAACTAATACTCATCTGATACAACAAACTCCAACTTATCAAGCTGGTACTATTTACACACATAGTGTTTATGCAAAAGCTGGCGAAAGGTCTTATTTACAATTACGCACTACATCAACTTCAACTTTTTCAGCATCGTTTGACTTGGTTAACGGCACTTATTCGCAATTAGCAGCTAATACCACCGCAGTTATTACATCGGTTGGTAATGGTTGGTACAGATGCTCAATTACTTTTACAGCAGGAGCCTCTGCGGTTGGCGCTACTAGAATAGCATTAATGCAAAATGCTACAACTCAGAGCTACACAGGCGACGGCACCTCAGGTATCTACATCTTTGGCGCTCAGTTATCTGACTCAGCTTCACTTGGCCCGTACAGTTATAACTTTGGTGCAGCGCCTACTTCAAGTGCATACTATGGGCCAAGATTTGACTACGACCCTGTAACTTTAGCATCTAAAGGATTGTTGATTGAAGAGCAGCGGACTAATTTAATTAAAGCTAGTGAAAATTTATCAGCTGTGACTTGGAATAAAACTGGGACACCAGTTTTAGATGCTGCAATACAAGACCCTTCAGGTAATATAAATACAGTATATTATCCAACGGTAAGTGAAATATACCAGATATTTGACGGTGCTGGAGTAGGCACAATTTCGTTGAGTTTTTTTGGTAAAAAACGTGAAGGCTCATCAAATAATATAATCGTTATTCAAATATTTCAACAAGTTTCTGGCTCTGTAGTTGATCTAGGCACCTATGGGTTTTCTTTGGTTGCCGCTAATCCAGATAGCACATATTTTAAAAATATAAAGCGAGAACAGTATCAAAATGGGTGGTATAGATTTTCATGTCAAATAGTTGCAAACACAGGAGCAGGAACTGGGAATTTTTCCGCGAATTCTAGGATAGATATTGAAGGCGGCTCCGCTCAAAATTATGTATGGGGTCTTCAAATAGAGTTAAATGCTTTCCCAACCTCATACATCCCAACAACCTCAGCATCAGTAACCCGCGCGGCAGATAATGCAAGCATGGTCGGTACTAACTTTAGTAGTTGGTATAATCAGAGTGAGGGGACTGTTTATAGCCAGTGGATATTAGGTGGAGATAATATTTCAACCAGTGTCTATTCAATATCAGATGGTTCCGCAAGTAATTTAATGCGCAGTAGGTACAATTCCGCAGGGACAGGCATAGATAATGCGGTCATTACTTCAGGTGCTACTGTTGCCGTTTTAAATGCTACGAACCAGATTACAACATACTCAAGTTATAAGAACGCGATGGCGTATTTAGTAAATGACTTTGCTAGGGCTGCTAATACTGTCTTAGTAACGGATAATTCTGGAGCAATACCAATTGTCAATCAGATTAATATAGGCGCGTCTGTCGGGGCAGTAGAGCAATTAAACGGCCACATCCAATCCATCAAATACTTCAACAAACGTTTGCTTAACACTTATTTACAGAGCTTAACTCAATGATAGATTACTACTTAAAATTTGCATCAGAAGAAGAAGCTAAAGAAGTGTTGTTTGGCAACGGCTTGTTGCTGGAATACACCAATGATGAAGTAACGTATTTATCAGCCAGTCCAATTGCTTCAATTGACTATGTTGGGATTATATTTAAACCAACAGGTAAGATTCTAAAAGACAAAGAAGGTTTGGAATATCCAGAAATGAAAGCATTGGATGGTTATCATGTAAACCTAAGGTTAACGGAACTCCCCGAAACATTGCCAGATGCTTTAGCACCGTACATCGTAGAACCAACATCACCATCAAGGGTTTGGGCTTAATATGACAACATCAGGCACAAGTACATTCAACCTTTCGATTACAGACATCATTGAGGAATCTTTTGAAAGATGTGGCAAGGAAGTTAGGTCGGGCTACGATTTACGCACAGCGAGACGTTCGCTTAATTTGCTTTTTACAGAACTAGCTAATCGAGGCATTAACCTCTGGACAATTGAAGAAGGCAGTATTCCGCTATATCCTGGTCAGATTACCTATGATTTGCCTGTAGATACAGTCGATTTGTTAGATCAAGTCACGCGTACGGGCAGTGGGCAAAACCAAACGGATATTAACATTAATCGTATATCAGAATCGACATATTCAACGATTCCTAATAAGAACGCTACCGGTAGACCGATTCAGGTGTGGATTAACCGTCGTTCAGGTGCTACGTATCCTGTTACCGGTGTTGCGAACCCGCAGATTAATATCTGGCCTACGCCAGATCAAGGCTCAGTAGGAAATCCGTATTACACCTTTGTGTACTGGCGGTTGCGTCGTATTCAGGATGCAGGTAATGGTGACACTACCCAAGACCTTCCGTTTCGCTTTTTAAATGCCATTATTGCAGGTTTGTCGTACTACTTGTCTATTAAACTACCCGGTGTAGACCCAAACAGAATCGTAATGCTTAAAGCAGACTATGACCAACAACTGCAATTGGCGCTCGATGAAGACCGCGATAAAGCAAGTTCGCGCTGGACTCCGCGTTTGGGTTTTTACGGAAGATAAAGATGCCACAGACAAAAGAGCAACGCCAAATATCGTATATAAAAAATAAAGAAAAGATATTGGCAGCTGTGCGTGAATACAGGCTTAAAAATGCGGAAACTATTAAAGCAAAGGGTAGAAAATACCACCAAGAAAATAAAAAGGCTATAAGCGAAAAAGCTAAACGCTATAGAGAAGCTAACAAAGAAAAATTAGCTAAAAAAGCGAAAGAATACCGAGAAGAAAATAGAGACGCCTTAAAGGCTAAGAAGAAGCTATACAGAGAAGCTAATAAACATGTAGCAAAAGCATGGCGAGACAGCAATTCGGAATCGATACGTGAAAAACGTATTGCGAATAAAGCGACTATCGCAGAAAAATCTAAAGTTTACCGTCAAAAAAATAAAGATGCTATTGCTAAGTATGGTGCTGAATACCGAAAAAATAATAGAGGCAACAGAAATGCCTTGTTGGTAAAGTACCGAGCATCACAAATACAAATAACCCCTAGTTGGTTGTCCGACGAAGAACTATGGTTGATAAAAGAAGCTTATGAATTATCAGCTTTACGAACAAAACTACATGGATTTAGATGGCACGTAGACCATATAGTACCTTTACAAGGAGCAATAGTATCAGGGTTGCATGTACCAAATAATTTACAAGTTATTCCGTGGAGGGATAATATATGTAAAAGTAACAGGTATGAGGTGACATAATGGCTACTAAATTTGCTGTAGGTAAAAAAGCATTTGGTTTCTGCGATGTTTGTAGTCAACGGTACAAATTGTCAGAACTTAGAAAACTGACGATTAAAACTAAGCAGGTTAATATTCTTGCTTGTCCTGAATGTTGGAATCCAGATCATCCTCAGTTGCAGTTAGGCATGTACCCGGTTCATGATGCGTGGGCTTTACGTAATCCGAGACCTGATAATAGCTATCAATCCTCTGGATTAAATGTCTTAGGAAATCAAGGTGAAGGTAGTAGAATATTTCAGTGGAGCTGGAATCCAGTGGGCGGGGCTAGTGCTAATGATGCAGGCCTAACCCCTAATTATTTAGTAGCGACAACTTCTGTCGGTACAGTTACAATCTCGGTATCTTAGGAGGTACACATGGCATACAGATCAGCAGCAGACGGTATTACCAAATCAGGCAAAACCAAAGGTAAAAACTTGGGTGACGACGGTGCTAAAAAAGGCATTGATGGTGACGTTGCAAAAGGTGGTAAAGCTAAAACCGTTAAGTCAATCGACATGAAAAAGATGGGTCGTAACTTAGCCCGTGCTAAAAACCAAGGTGGCAAATAATGGCTAAAGAAAACAAACCTGCGTCAGCTTATGCTGGTCGCTATAAAGAAGTTGATATGGTCGGTGTTACTACTAAACCAGGCCCAAACAATCTTGCCTCAATGAACATCTCTGTAGGTAATAACAGCAAAGCAAACTATGCGCCTGAGAAAACGGATGGTATCAAAATGCGCGGTACAGGCGCCGCCACTAAAGGATTGATGTCACGCGGGCCAATGGCATAAGGTATTACGAATATGGACTACACGGCTCTCTGTGAGAATATACAATCGTATGTAGAAAACTCGTTCTCTACTGACCAGTTAAACACCATAATTCGTCAAGCGGAACAGCGTATATACAACACTGTGCAGTTACCTGCCCTGCGAAAAACAAGTACGTTGACAGCTACGCCTAGCAGTCCTTATTTAAACTGCCCTAATGATTATTTATCGACGTTTTCTTTGGCTGTTATCGACGCGCTGGGTGACTATTACTTCTTGCTAGATAAAGACGTTAGCTATATTCGTGAAGCCTACCCCAGTGCATCGACAACTGCACAACCTAAATACTATGCGTTGTTTGGGGGCCAAGTAGCTGATGATGCAGAACTTAGGTTTATATTAGGCCCAACACCCAATAGTGCTTATAGTTTAGAGCTGCAGTATTTCTACTACCCAGAGTCCATTGTAACTGCAGGTACTACTTGGCTTGGTGACAACTTTGACGCTGCTTTGCTATGGGGGTCTGTTGTTGAAGCGTACCACTTCCTGAAGGGCGAACCCGATTTGTTGGTTGCGTATCAAAAACGGTATGACGATGCGCTAGCATTGTTAAAAATGTTGGGTGATGGCAAAGAGCGTGGCGATGCTTACCGTGACGGTCAAGTAAAATTGAAGGTGATATAAGATGAGTTTAGCTCAGACACAGACGACAAGTTTTAAAGTTGAACTGCCTCAGGCAGTTCATAACTTGCTTGTAGATGACATCTATATTGCATTGTACACAGCGAATGCATCACTAGGCCCTGACACAACCGAATACACAACGACGGGTGAAGTAGTAGCCACAGGTTATACAGCAGGAGGCCAGAAATTATTGTCACCTACCATTGGTTCTTCAGGGTATACAGCATATGTAGATTTTGCGAATCCGTCATGGAGTGCAGCAATTACAGCTAGAGGGGCGCTGATTTACAACGCGAGCAAAAGTAACAAGTCCATAGCAGTGCTAGATTTCGGGGCAGATAAAACCTCTACAACTTTATTTACCGTGACTTTCCCTGCTAACACAGCAGACAGCGCAATATTGCGTTTTTCAAATTAGGGTAGCATAAATGGCTAATACATATTCATCCAGTCTAAGACTGATTATCCAGCAAGACGGAACCAACCAAGGTACTTGGGGTGGTTATACCAACACGAATATTGCTACATTATTAGAGCAGGCCGTTGCAGGAATAGGTAACATCACTGTATCTGGGTCTTCAAACTACACCCTAACCAGCACCAACGGTGCCTCAGACGAAGCGCGTAATGCAGTGCTTAATATAACAGGCACTTTAACCGCAGCTATCAATGTCATCTGCCCAACAGCGTCTAAGACCTATATTGTTAAGAATGGAACCACAGGTGGGTACGCGGTTACATTAAAGACTTCTGCTGGTACAGGGATTTCTGTGCCTAACGGTTCAACTATGCTGTTATATTGCGATGGGGCAAATGTTGTAGAAGGTGTTACTAAAATTAATGGGACAGCAACAAATGCTACAACTGCTACAAATCTAGCTGGAGGTTCTGCGGGGTCTATTCCCTATCAAACAGCTTCAGGGGCCACGTCACAATTAGCTGCAGGGACAAATGGCTATGTATTAACTCTGTCTGGAGGACTACCAACTTGGGCAGTACCTGCTACATCAGGAGTTACATCATTTAGCGCTGGAACAACAGGGTTAACGCCTAATACGGCTACTACTGGTGGAGTGACATTATCAGGTACATTAGGTGTCGCTAATGGTGGAACTGGAGTTACTACTTCAACCGGTACAGGTAACAATGTGTTATCTGCGTCCCCTACTTTAACTGGCACTGTGACTGCGGCCACAGTAAATATGACTACACCTCAATATGGTGGGGTAGCAATGCCAAGAATGGTTCAAGGAACCGCTCAAAGCACCACATCCGGCACAGCGATTGATTTTACGGGTATTCCAAGCTGGGTTAAAAGAATTACGGTGATGTTGAATTCGGTTAGTACGAATGGAACAAGCTTTCCTCAAATTCAATTAGGCACTTCTGGCGGTATTGAATCTACTAATTATATAGGGACTACTGGTGTTATTGGCAATACGGGCACAGGACTTATTACTCAATTAAGCTCCGGAATATTACTTGACTGCTATGCTAGTTACTATACTGCGTCGTCAACAAGACAAGGAAGTATAGTTTTTAATTTAATTGGCTCAAATACTTGGACATTTTCTGGAAACCTTGGTGCAACTGCAACAGCAGTTGTTGCAATCGCATGGACTGGTGGTTCTAAATCTTTAAGTGGAACACTAGACCGCATCCGCTTAACCACAGTCAACGGCACAGATACTTTTGATGCTGGGTCTGTCAATATTCTTTATGAGGGTTAATCATGGGTAAGGTAATCTACTGCTTTAATCGTCTCAAAGAGCCTTCATCACACGCAGCATTTGCTATGTTGTTTCAGACATTGCATCTTCAATTTCCTGAAGCGCAATGGAGTGCGTGGGTAAATGCGTTATCAGTTGTTTTTGGTATATTAGCGGTATTTATAAAAGAATTTAAACCAGGGGAACAATAATGGAAAAAATATTACAAGATGTGGTGGTTTTGGTTGTCGATATTCTAAAATGGCTAGACGTAACTAACGTGCTTATCTAATGCAGTTATCAGAACACTTTACCTTAAAAGAGTTAACAGATTCAGACAGTGGTGCCCGCTTAAAGATAGACAATACACCACCTGTATTTGTGATAGAAAACCTGAAGCGTTTGTGCATTACGTTAGAAGAAGTACGCCAGATTATTGGGAAACCTATCAAGGTAACAAGTGGGTACAGATGTCAAAAGTTAAATCATGCAATTGGTAGTAAGGATACAAGCCAACACGTATTAGGCTGTGCGGCGGATATAAAAATTGACGGAGTAACGCCCGATGAGGTTATGAAAGCAGTCATTAGCGCAGACATAAAGTTTGACCAACTAATCCGAGAATACGACCGATGGGTACATATCAGTGTGCCTAACATATCATCAGGAAAACCACGTCGGTCTATGCTTATAATAGACAGCAAAGGTACTAGACCATACGAAGGGTAAACTATGATTAAGAAGCTGGTGTATAAATCAGGGGTCAATCGCGAAAATACACGATACTACACGGAAGGAGGCTACTATGACTGTGATAAGATTCGTTTTCGCCAAGGAACACCACAGACTATTGGGGGTTGGGAGCTAATCTCACCTTACACGTATTTAGGTGTATGTCGCTCGTTATGGAACTGGGAGACCTTATCGTTTGTTAATTACACCGGTGTGGGTACTAATTTAAAGTTCTACATTATGCAGGGGGGTGGTTATTACGACATCACACCTGTACGCGCCCAACAAGCATTATCTAATCCTTTTACTGCAACTGCAGGTTCAACAACCATTGCAGTTTATGCTGTAGCACATGGTGCTATTGATGGAGACTTCGTGACATTCAACGGGGTTACCGGTCTGGGTGGTAACATTTCTGCAGCGGTGCTTAACGGTATCAATTTTCAGATTACCTACGTCGATGCGGATAACTATACAATCACTGTCAGTACACCAGCAAGTGCAGCAGATACAGGACATGGCGGAACGGCAGTTAATGCAGTATATGAAATTCACATTGGTGCAGAAGTTGCAGTATCTGTATCAGGTTGGGGTGCGGGTGCTTGGGGTTCGGGCACTTGGGGGTACAGCTCCACTTCAAATAACCCAATGCGACTATGGTCACAATCGAACTTTGGTGAAGATTTAGTCTATGGTCCTCGTGGTGGTGCCATTTATTACTACAATGCGAGTCAAGGTATTAACCCTATCTCGGCTACGATTTCAATCGCATCACCTGCCGTCATTAGCGCCATCACTACTTTAGTTGACTATGACCCTGTTATTTTTACAACAACGGGTGCGCTTCCAACAGGTTTAACTGCCGGTGTGACATACTACGCACGTAACGTAACTGCAACACAATTTAATGTGTCAGCTACACCAACAGGTACATTAATTAATACATCAGGGACACAATCAGGGGCGCAAGCCATCTCAGTTCGGGGCGTACCACTTACTTCACTCTATGGGGCTTCAGATGTACCCGTTATTCAAAATTTCCTCATGGTCTCCGATATTTATCGGTTTGTGTTTGCTTTTGGCTGCAATGATTATGGAAGCACTGACCAGAACCCATTGTTGATTCGATGGTCTGACCAAGAAGATGTTACGAATTGGACACCCGCTGCGACTAACCAAGCAGGTAGCCTATTACTGTCTCGTGGTTCAAAAATTGTTACAGCCACACAAACTCGCCAAGAGATATTGGTATTTACTGACACCAGTGTTTACGCCCTGCAGTACCTAGGTCCTCCGTATGTTTGGGGCTCTCAGATCATGGGTGCGAACATCTCAATTATCAGTCAAAATTGCGTATCTCAAGCGGCGGATGTTGTGTATTGGATGGGCTACGACAAGTTCTATAAGTATGACGGTAGAACACAAACCCTTCGCTGTGACATCAAGCAATATATTTTTGACGACCTTAACTTCGATCAATTGGATCAAGTCTTCAGCGGGACAGTAGAAAGATTCAATGAAATCTGGTGGTTCTATCCTTCTGTGGGAAGCACTGTGGTTAATAAGTATGCTGTCTATAATTACTTAGAGGATATTTGGTATTACGGCACGATGGGTCGAACTGCTTGGATTGATACTGGTGTTTTAACAAGCCCTCTAGCTGCGACCTATCATAACAACCTGACCTACCAAGAATATGGCCTAGATGATAACGAGACGGGTACTGCGCAGCCGCTGAATGCTTACATTACTAGCTCTGAATTTGACTTGATGGATGGCCATCAATTTGGTTTTGTGCGTCGTATTATTCCAGACTTGACCTTCAGGGGTTCTACTGCTGAGAATCCATCAGCCACGCTATCTGTTATTCCGCTTAATAGCTCAGGCTCTGGTTACACCAACCCTCCGTCTGTTGGTGGTGTTGATAATGGTCTAGTGGCTAGATCAGCTGTACTGCCTATTGAAGCTTATACACAATACCTCTATATCAGAGTAAGGGGTAGACAGTTTGCCTTTAAGATGGAGTCAAATCAGTTAGGTGTGGCTTGGCAAATGGGAGCAATGCGCTGGGAATGTCAACCTGATGGTCGGAGAAGCACTTAATGGCTACAACAACTAATGTTATCAGAAATCCCGCAGTACCTAATCTGCCCTTAGCGCCGGTAGGGTACGAACGCGCGTATCAAGACCAGCTTAACAACGTGTTGCGGTTGTACTTTAACCAACTAAATAACTTGAACTCAATTTTAACTGGGTCTACAGGTGGAGCGTTTCTTCAGTTCCCTAACGGTGCTTTTTACCAAGACGGTGCGACCACACTAACTACGGGTATATCAAATGTATCGACAACCGATATACAAGTGACGTCTACGGAAGGCTTTGTACTAGCTGCTGGTGGTTTGATTATCGGTACTGAGATCATTACGTATACCGGCAAGACTGCTACTACGTTTACGGGTATTACTCGTGGTGCTTACGGTTCTACTAAAGCTGCGCACCTTGCAGGTGACGCTGTAACAGAAGCACAAACCCTTGCATCACCAACAGTAGCCTCAGCGATAGCTCTGTTAACGACAACAAGCAGCAACGGTGTTGCTCTGGATGCCACGGATAAAACCAAGGTAGTCTTTTCTGTTGCTGGGATTTATAACATTCAGTTTAGTATTCAGATGCTGACTTTTGACGGTACGATTGATAACGTCACGATATGGTTTAGGCTAAACGGTGTGGACATTCCATACAGTGCAGGTGTCGCTACAGTCCCTGCTATCCACGGTGGATCACCGGGTACGGCTATTGTCTCTTGGAACCTTGTACAACCTGTTAATGTTGGGGATTATCTTCAGATTTTGTTTGCCTCAGATACGGGCAACACAGTAGCTGCAACCTATGCTGCGGGTACAAGTCCAGTTCACCCTATATCACCTTCAATCATTCTAACAGCTACCTTTGTCTCAGCCCTATATTCCTGATACTATTGATGTATGAATAACTTAGCTGAACAAGGTAACACCCCTGCAATACTGGCTCTTGAACAAGCCATGTTAGCTTCGTTCGACCAAGAAGCGCTCAAATCACAAACTGATACTCAGCATTACCAAATTAAGGGTGTATATGCTCGGACGATGTTTGTACCAGCAGGTATGTTGGTGACTGGTAAGATTCACAATTTTGAGAGTATAGGGATTCTAGCTCAAGGTACTATGCGTATCACCAACGGTGAAACAAGCGCGTTAGTCTCAGCACCTTATATTGCAGTAGATAAACCTGGTATTAAGCGCTTAGGGTATGCAGAAACAGACTGTACGTTTATATCTGTGCACCGCACAGACGCAGAAGAAATAACTGACATCGAAGATGAATTAGTCTCCGATACTTTTGAAGAATACGAAGTTAAACGATTAGGGAGACCTGTATGAGTTTTATTGCATCATTAGCTGC